TCCCGTAATTCTTTCCTTTGCTGTTGCCACCTTCGCCAATTCCGTGGCCATATCCGCTGCCGTCGCCAACGCCCCAACCTTCGCCGCTTCCGCTTCCGTCACCGCTGCTGTATCCGCTGCCGCCACCGCTACCGTATCCACTGCCGTAGCCTCTGCCGCCACCGCTACCGTATCCACTGCCGTAGCCTCTGCCGCCACCGCTACCGTATCCACTGCCGCTGCCGTCGCCCTGGCTGGGGCCGTCACCATTATGCCTAATCTTCAATAAATCTAACATAGGATTCCTCCGCAATTTTAGTCGTGGGGATAAACTCAATGACATTAGTTAGGTACACTTCCCCCGTTTTATTTAGTCTGCCGCCCTTTATCCCGTTATTGGCTACGGAAGAAAGAGACAAGCCGCCCTTCTCCCAACTCCACAGGCGCAGTGCGTTTTCAAGTTTCACTTCCATTCCGTCAACATAAACCACGTCGCCGATATGCACGCCCGCGCTATAAGTGCGAATGAGGCACCTACGCCCCAACATTGGGTGTGGCTGTTTTTGCTGGCTTGTTTGTGTATTGCCAAAAAGTGAAGCAAGTTGTTTTGCTTCACCGATTGTGAGTTCATCTAATTTTGACATTTTCTTCTCCTTGGGTTGTGCCTCGCGGCGGTTGAATTGTTTGAGTTATTGTGCGTTCATCACACACCTTCCTTCTCGGCTGCTGGCTCCGGTGGTTTGGGCAGTGGCATCCAGTGTGTTACTTCCCACGCAACACACCTACCAGGATAATTTATACCAGTTATGGTATACCATCCACCTCCACAAGCATCGTTGCGCCAATATAAAATTCCTCCGTGAGATAAAATTTCTGTGCCATCCCTCGGAGCGGTCTCTATCGGTTGCCACTGCATCTCCGCCGCCTGTTGCAGCGCGGCGCGGATTGCGGAAAAATTACCTAACGTAAAAGCACTCCAAGCAGCGTGAAGGTCGTCTATATCTTCCTGCGCCATGCGGTTGTCAGCGTAGTATTTTTCTAACTTTAGCATCTCATCTAGAGCGGACTTGTAATCAGTGGTCATTTTTGTTCTCCATGTATTGATTTTGTGCTCGCCCACGCAATAAGCATCCCCGCAAGCCTTATTGCATCTTCTTGGTCTATGCACGCCAAAAACTGTATTTCATCTGTGCACGCCTCGCTCTGCTGTTTAATGGACAGAATAGGCGAGCCATTAGAAGTTGCATCTGTGTCAATAGAAATATTACCTCCCTCGCATAAGATATTTATGCTTGTGCAATCTGTCTTTTTGCACAGATAAGTTTCTCGAAAATAGTGGTGGCCAATCATTACCCACTTTTTAAGTAAATCATCTTGCTCTTTTGTAACCACAAAATCCTCGTTTTGTGGAAATTGCACTACGTTTGTCATTTGTCCTCCTTCTCTGCTGCGGCAATCATGCCGCGTGTTCCATTTTTCTATTAGAGTGTTATCGTAGTCACCATGCATTATATAATCGCATTTTTTGCACTCGATGCTGGCCGATGTGTGCAAATTTTTGCACTCACCGCAGTGTGCTGAGTCAAATTCCAAATCAGTGCCACCACAAAACGGGCAGGGTTTAAGTTCGGGTTGCATCACTCACCTGCCTCAATCTCAACTCTTGACCTGTTGTATATCTTAAGCTCCAAAGTTTCTGAATTAACCTCATAAAAATAACTTTCGTCTCCGTGGATGCCAACAGCAGGCACTAAGTCGGGAAATGATAGATTTTTTTTGAAATAATCCTCGTTATATTCCATTATTAAAACGCCAGCCAGATATTCAATATCGTTAATATGTTGTTTCACTTTATCGAGAGACAAACAGCGTTTAAGCCATGCGCCTAACCCATCCGGATACCCGTCTGAATGTTGGTAAAAATATAACGCATTGTGTCTGTCGAATATCTTTACGTTTGCTCGTGTACTCACCACTCACCTGCCTTTTCTTCTGTTTGTGGTGGTTTGGGCACTGGCATCCAATGAGTAAGTCGTTCATAATCTGAAAACTCATTATGTGCCTTGGTTTTGTAATTCCTGCCATAACCGCCAGCGTCATAATCGCCGTTATTAAGCACTACTGGAATACCGTATTCAATTTTGCATATGTTCATATCACCATCGCTATGTAACCCTAGCCAACACCCATTTCTAGGCGCAGTCTCAATAGGCCGCCACTGCATATCCGCCGCCAGTTTCATCCCAGCATCAATTTTATATGAAAGAGCAGGCGCGATAAAATAAGTACAGCCGTTTTGCAAGCTAGCATAAAACTCCTCCAGAGCAGCTTTATAGTCGTATTGCATCACTCGCCTGCCTTTTCTGCTGCTTGTGAAAGTTTTTCATATTCTTTCACCAACTCGCGCAACCTTTGTCCGCAATTTTCGTTTGTATCCGTGCCATGTTTTTCTAGTAAGTCCATAACTCTCTTCGCTTCTTCATATACTCCCACCAAAACTGCATGAGAGTTGCAGGCATGAACAATAAACTTTGCATCTGTTTCGCCAATGTAGTGTGCAACAAGACAAGAAGAATAATGAGCAGAAGGCGACTTAATTGAAAAACCTTCGCCCTGTTCGCGCCTATCTTCTAACATCCAAGGTGTTGGTGTGGGTTTATACTCGTATGTCATTTCTTACTCCATTTCCGCTCTAGTTGATACGCCTGCATCTCCAACATCTCGGCGCGATAGTGATGCTGAAAATGATGCACCATTTCATGCACAGCCACGGCTTGCGTTGCATCATCTCGCAGCCATACAAACCCCATACAGTATAAACCGATAGGATTCCTGATATGTTCACCCACGCAAGGCATCTTGTCGCGGCTCTCAATCACAGTTGGCGGAGGCGGTACAGGCAGGCCTGTCATCAGCGACACGGCCAGAAGGGCGGCGGCAATGTCAGTCATGCTTCAAACTCCTTCAACATGTCTCTGCTTTTTGAAGCTCGGCTATTTTTGCGAATGTGTCAGTCATAAAAACCTCCATTAAAATTTGCATCCAGTTCTGATTCGTCTTCTTTTTCACAATCTTCTGCGGCTTGCTCGCAGGTGTTGCCCCAGTCTTTTGTGTCGCCTTCTTCATCCCAACCCTGTTTATAAAGGTTCAACTGTTCGTCAGTCATATTCTTTGCGTCAACCATTTTGCTGAAATATGTATCGCCCTCAAAATAATGCGGACTATACGGCCTGCCGTAATATTTATCTGCACTTCCCCTATCGTAAGGGCCGCCGTGTCTCTTTTTATTCATGCTGTCCTCCATGTCATTAACCATAACACAAACCAACACCGTGTCAACCTAGTTACACACTAATAGACGCAATAAAATTGCTATTTTATCATCAACACTTCGTCTTTTACCAACACAGCGCCGTCAACGGTTTCGCCATTACTAAGCCATGCATTGATTTTCTCCTTGTCTGGCTCTTTCTTCCACCTGAAAAAATCATTTGGCAATGAGTCTTCATCTGTCACTTCTACACGCCCTCGGCCCTGGTTGATTTTTATCGTCACATTTGGCGAATCAATAAAGCCTGAATTGCTGAATTTTCGCACGTATGGCAACAAACGTTTTTTCATGGTTTTGCATTGTTGTTTAAGTTTTCTGCTGCGTTCATTCATCGCATCTATTTCGTGGGCGATTGCTTTTATCATGGCTTCTTTGTTTTTGATAACTTTCGCCAATTCAATACATTCCTGTCGCCCTGCGATTTCAAGTGCTTCGAGCGTTGCGGCAAATTCTTCATCGCTTGCCGATTCATTTTCTAGCACAAGATATTCCGTGAGAATGTGATACAAACTCATTGGCTTCTCTCAGCAGCTAGGATTTTGGCGTGTTCTTCTAAAACGCGTTCAACGATTTTCATGCTTTTTATCAAACCAGACAGCCGTTCGTTCTTAGTCTGTTTTTTCAATACATGCAGTTGTATTTCGTTTGTCATACACCACATGCGCGCAATGTCTGTCAGGTTTATGCAATCATCATAAAGCTTTTGGGCCAGTTCTGATTTGTTGCTTTTGGCAAAGTCAACGTTGATAACGTTAGTCATTTGCGCCCCACATTTTCATTGGTTTCTTGCAGCTTGAATTTCCTCACACGCATGTGAAGCGGTTCGTCTTTTTCTGGCTTTGATAAGCAAATCGCCATTGTGAAGCTAACGCCTGCGCCGAGCACGCAAGCAAAGCCAATCATCGCGTAAAAGAAATTTTCCATGACTGCCCCCTATGTTTAAGTTAAGCAACCAACACCACGTCAACCACTGAATAACCTTGCCTTGCCACGCCCTGCCCAGCCAAGCCGCGCCCTGCCGCGCCTTGCCCAGCCACGCATAACCCACTTTCGCGGGTTATTCCTCTAAAACGGCATATCATCATCAAGAGCAAATGCATTCGGCCTGTTGTCGGTGATTTGCACTTCCTTCTTGTCATCAAAAGGAGGGTAAACCATCACGCGCACGTATTGGCCGAGTATCATCAACTCGCCGCTAAAACCTTTGCCATCTTTTGTGGGCCACAAACTGCCGACTTTTTGCGAAAAGTCTTTGCCGCCCTCTTTTTTCGATGGATACATAAATTTAACTTCTAACGCTGGTTTGTTGCTCATGGTTACACCCCTCCTAGGGCAATATGTTTTGCATCCAACATTTCGTTTAATTTCGCTGCCGCCGTTGGATGAAACGCAGCAAATTCTTTTCTTTTTTGTATCGTGCGAAGCCTGATATTATGGACTTCTGCTGGTGTTTTGCATTCTTCTACTTCGTGTTTTATCTCTACATACCAATTCCGCCACTCATCTTCGGTTTGCAAATCTTGTTTTGAACGCATGCTTGTTTCAGTACCATCTTCAAGCCACGCCAACAATCGTTTGCCTGTTTCCTCGGTGATTTTATCCGTCCAGCCTTCAAAAAGCGTTGTTCTGTCTTTTGATGCGCTGGCATAGTGATTTTCGTTGATGTCCATCACAACAGTAAATTCATATTCGATGCCGTCACGAAACACTGGCGACAAGCCGATTTTACGCGGCACTTGGCGGCCCTTCTCGTCCCTGTCAATCACATATTCTGTTTTGCTTCTTAGCGTTGCGATAATGTGGCAAGGGCTGTTCAGCAATTCTTCAACAAGTTTGTTATGCAGCGGGGTGATTTCTCGCCACGTAGCAAAACTGTTTTTATACTTGCCGCTGTTTTCAAGCTGCCCTTGTTTATCTAACAAGCCACCTTCTCCGCTCCAAGCGTGCGTGAGGCTGTCAATGATGATAGTGTTGTAACCCTCGTTTTCAAACGCCCTAATGGCTTCACGATACTTTTCTACCGTGTAGGGGGCTTCAAGGGAAATGATGTCGTAATCGCCGATATTTGCGTACAAATCGCCGCTGCCGTGTTCAGTATCGATAAGGCCAACCTTGCCACCCATGCCGAAGGCTAGGCGCAATGCTGAATAGGTTTTGCCGCTTCCTGTGGTGCCGACAAGCGCCAGTCTTAACTTGGCTTTTTTGCGTTCGGCTTTGCGAATTTTCAATGTCATGGTTTTTTCTCCTTCTGGTTGAACAGCCACCTTGACTGTTGATGCCCCATTGTGTATAGTATGTTATACAGCTTGTCAAGGGGGTTTTTATGGATAAGCAAAAAAAAGAAGAAATACTCGCGCTAATGAACGTTGTGGACATTAGCGGGCCTGAGTTAGCGGCGTTAATTCGCGTTTATGCCACGCGGTTAGAAAAAAACATTGCAAGTTTTATGGAAATGGCGGATAGTAGTAGGGCCACTTACTACAAGTGGGCGGCGGGCCAAAAGCCCACGCTTGATTCAATGGCCAAAGTCTATGCCGCGTATAAAAAAGCCGCCGACAAGCAAAAAATATAAGCAACCGAAGTTGCCTGAAAGCGCGATACAACGCGCCGTGGTGGTGTATTTAGAAAAGTGTTTTGATGGCTTGTTTTTTCATGTGCCGAATGAAGGCAAGCGTAATCAAATCTGGGGCTGGCAACAGGGCATAAAAGCCGGTGTGCCTGATTTGTGCATGTTGTGGTGGGATGAAACAAACCGAATCCCGCGAATTGGTTTTATCGAATTAAAATCAGCCACCAATGGATTATCAGACAATCAACAACGCTGGCGTGAAAGCCTCATTGCTCTGGGCGTTTACTGGGGATTGGGCCGCAGCGTCAATGACGTGCAGGATTTGCTTGAAAACTGGGGTGCGCCGCTGAAGGGGAGGATTGTCTAATGCCTAAGTACTTTTGGTTTTCAAGTTAGTGCACTTCAGTGCAATAAGAAAGAGGGAATTGCATTTGAATGGCCTGAAATGAAACTTGCAACTTCAGTATTTTAATTCCGGCAACAGTACTTTGGGTTGAGTTGTCGCAGTATTTCTACTGAAAAAGCAGTGGCGGTGATGAGCCGCCACGCCCGTTTGCAAGGATATACCTTGCAAGATGAAACATCCCTACTTTACCGCAAAGCCAACAGCTTTGGCAAGCTTATTTCCGCAACCATTAAATTCGGCCACCTGCCTGTCCATACGTTCAAACGCAGCGGCATAGTCATCAATGGATGATGTCAGTTGTGCTGAGGCCCAAACCACCGCACAAGCTGCGGCGATTAGCCCAATATTTACCGCAATAGTTTTAATCATGGGTTATGCTCCAGGCTAGGGTGAGCGCCAGTATCGCAAATGATACCAGCGTGGGGATGGTGGTGGTGTCAATCATTGGCGGCCTCCAAACGTTCTAACATCGCCTGCAAGCGCTTCTTTTCACGTTGCTTGGCCGCACGTTCGCATTCACCGTAAAAGTCGCCCCACGGGCTTCTTTTGGTGGGCAGAGGGTCAAACATACCCGCGATGACAATCAAGGCTAGAACAGCCATGACAATAACCCCAGCACCTGTTCCGTCGCTATAGACAGCTTGAGTTCCAACATACATTTTCAACCTCCGTTAACCAAGGCGTGATTGCCTTTGAACGGTGTTATACGCCGTGTCTATTACTTTATACTTAAAGCAAAAAGCAATAAAATTGCTAATTTATGTCATCAAAGGCTTTGCCGCTTTGCTCGTGGACAGCTTTAAGGCCAGTGAACGCCTGCCAGCGTTTTATAATAACATCACAATAAATGGGGTTTAGTTCAAAACCTAAGCAAATTCTCCCTGTTTTCTCGGCTGCAATTAAGGTTGTGCCAGAACCAAGAAACGGGTCATAAACTAAATCACCTATGTTGCTGTTGTTTTCAATAGGCCGCTTCATGCACTCAACAGGTTTTTGCGTTCCGTGTCCGTGTCCATTATCTTCGCGAGCCTTTATCTGCCAAAGAGTTGTCTTGTCTCTTCCACCGCACCAATTTCCATTTTTTCCTTTTCTCACTACATACCATGCAGGCTCATGTTGCCAATGATAGTGTCCTCGTCCAAATGTCATCCTGTCCTTTGCCCAAATAATCATGGCTCGATGTTCAAAACCACAATTTTCCAAACTAGAGAGAACTGTTGATGTAAATAGATTTGCGTGCCAAACATAAGCAACATCTCCAGTAAATAAACTCCAAGCCTCTGTCCAATCAGCTCTGTCATCATTAAGAACCTTGCCAGCCTTGTTTTTATTATTGCTGGTTCTAGTCGGGTCGTAATTAACACCATAGGGCGGGTCAGTCACCATCAGATTCGGTTTTAATTCTCCAAAAAGCCGCGCCGCGTTAGTAGATAAAGTGCAATCACCACACATCAAACGATGCTTGCCGAGCAACCAAACATCGCCAAGAACGCTTTTTGGCTTATCTGCTGCTTCTGGCACCTCATCTTCATCTGTTAAAAATTCTTTTTTTTCTGTTTCAAAGCCAACCAGCAACTTTTCATCCATACCCCACTCAACCAAATCACCCAAATCAAAATCAGCGCCAAGTATGTCGAAATCAAATTCGCCAAAGTTAAGGTTGTCTTGCACCATTAATTGCTGAAATTCCTTGTCGGTTAACGTCCTGCTGGGGACAAGGCAGGCCACGCTATCAAAACCTAATTCTTTGAGGGCTTCAAGGCGTTGGTGTCCGCCTGCTATCGTGCCGTCTGGTTGGCATACGATGCGCTGATGATACCCCAGAGCGCGCAGGCTTTTTTTCAGGCGTTCGAATGCTTGTTTGCTAATCCGGCGCGGATTGCGTGGGTAAGGCTTCAAATCCTTAAGCGCGATTCGCTTTTCAGTCCATTCAATCTTTTGCATTGACTTTATCCAAGGGGTTCAAAAATTCAGATAACTGCGGGTAAGTTTCAATAATTTTCATGCGCCGTTTGGCCACAAGGTTTTTGCTGCCGTTAACCACCTGATGAACATACGGCACGCTTGTGCCAATGATTTTGGCAACGGCGGTTAACGTGATTTTTTCGGCAGTCATTAACTCGCGCAGTTTTGCTTCGAACAGGCCCATGTCTTGACATTAACCAAATTTTGGTTAAGGTGTCAATGGGCAGTCGGTTCGCTACCGCTCGCTCGTTACCTACTGACGAGGCTGCCCTCAACAAAAAAGTAGGTGAAAAGTAGGGGAAAATGTCAAAAAAGCAAAACCACTGGTACCCTCGCTATGTTTCAGACTATGCGATAAAAACCGGCCAGCTCACCATGATAGAACATGGGGCCTATACTTTATTACTTGATTACTACTACGCAACAGAAAAACCATTGGATGCAAATGCATCTGTTTTGCATCGCGTTTGCAGAGCCTTTGCACAAGAAGAAAAGGATGCTTTGCAGTCTGTGTTGCATAAGTTTTTCACATTGAAGGATGATGGGTGGCATAACACACGAGCCGATGAAGAATTGGCTAAGCGTATTGATATATCAGGGAAAAGAAGGCTTGCGGCCTATGCAAAACACCAAAATATTGCCCCTGAAAACAGGGATGCAAATGCATACACATCTACACCTACATCTACACCTACATCTACAATAAATAATAATAACTATGATTATGGCGGCCTTGCGGTTTCACCGCCGCGGCCTACACCGTCAAAGGTTAATTTTTCTAATCCAGATTGGGATGGCGGCAACGAGGATGATATCAACCCCAAGGCGCGTGTGCTGCTGGACAAGGAAAAATTCGCGTTGCCTGATGAATTTTTTGACTACGCAAAGCCGCTGGGATGGGCGGCGTCTGAAATTCAGGCCGAATGCCATAAGTTTAAGTTTTATTTTACCCAAGGCAAGGGTGAAGGAACGCGGCGTACCGTCAAAGGTTGGCGGCAAAGCTGGCACAACTGGTTAACAAACGCCAACAAACGGAGGGTTTAACATGGCACGCAAAAACAATTTGGCAACCAACGATGAAAGCTTTGACAGGGATGACATTCCCACGCACAGCGAAAAAGTTAACCCTAATCAGGCCTACTGGGTTTACAAGCGCATCGGCGATTACAAAAAAACCTACACCGAAACGCGGTACTTTTTTGACGGCCAAGACTGGGTGGATTTTCTGTTGTCGCTGAGCGCGGCGGGATTCGGGCCCGAAACCCCAGCTTACTTCATGGGGGCAGAAATTGACATTGCCAACAGAACGCTTGCGATAGCGGGCCACTTCAGGTGCCAGAAAGTCATGGACAAGTTCGGTGAGTTTTTGAAACAACGATGGCCAACACTGCAAATCAAAACGATTGACCCGATGCCCCCCCTGAAAAAAACGCACGCGCAAGCGGGAATGGATTGTTTGCGGTTCTACATCGGCGGCCACTTGGCAAGCGACTTTTGGGGTATTGCCAAAACCACCGAGCAAATGCAAAGGTTAACGTCCAGCACGCCAAAGCCACAATTAACCGTCAGGGGAGGTGAAAACGAAAGATTAACCAGCCGCCTGCCCAAGCCCATGCAAATGTCGATGGGGGAAGCTGATTAGAATGCCTCAAAAACAATTACTAACGGGGGTAGGTTTTACTTTCATGGCTTCGGGCATGTCGTGTATAGGTAAAGCGCCCACGGGCTTCCTTGCGGCTTATTTTTGATAAGCGGTTAATCAAAGTTAAAATTAGCGTTTATTAAGAAAAACAAACACCCGCCACCAGAGAGTTTGCAGCCAAATTCTTGTGATAGCTTTTCTAAGCAAGCTTTAACGTCACAGCTAACTTCACTTAGGCATGAAACCAAAACAAGGTGGCCTATATAGTTTAAGTAGCATTTGCCATAAAATTTATCTGAAAATTCAGCAACCTTGTTTTCAAATGCCCGTTGCTTGTTTGATTCGTCCGTATTCACAGAGCCTCTTAAAATCTAAAATTAGCGTTGTACAATGAAAACCAGCAAAACAACCTGTCATCATGGCTGTATAACAATCCCTTTGCCAAACTGCACTTAAATCTTATAGCAATGTCTTCAAGTTTTTCTTGTGTCGTGTCGGCGCTGTCGGCGTTACATTGGACAAAAACAAAGTTGCCGAAAAAATAAAAACTTATCTCATTTAGTGCCAAGCTGCTTAAATTTTCAACACGCTGTTGGCACAACCTTTGCTCATTTAGCGCGTACTCCCTAAAAAAAGCCGCCCTCACCGCTTTTAATTGCCTGTCAATGTCACGCCCCCTCTTAAGGAATGGCCAGAAAATAGGCAACGTTCTCTTGTCAGCGTCCAACAAGCGGATAAGTTTTCTGTAATAATCAAGCCGTTCAGTCATGGGACTACCTCCCAACATAGCTTTTTGCTGTCTTGCGCTCAACAGCTTTAGCAAGCTGCTGGCACAGTCGTTCTTGGCTTTTGATTTGTTTTTCAACAAGTTCCTTGGCGCTAACTGCACCTAGCGGCCATGTAGCGGCCTCTTTGGGCAATTCGCGCCGCATGCGCTCAATCGTTGCTTTGGCTTGCGCTAATCTTGATTCATCTCAAATTAAGAAGGGGTAAATAATAAAACACCCCCAAAAGCTGGCGGCTTGAGGGGGTGTATTTTAATCCTAACCAACGTCGAAGAAGGGTAGGTGGTACATGATAATAGAGTAACAGCCCAAAAGGCTAGGTTCTATCCATGAACCATACAGGGGGAGCGGAAGCGTTAGCCCGCCCCTTCTGTTTTTTTTATAACGATTTATAGGGATTCCGTCAAGTGGAATATACACAATAATGCGCAATATTATTGCTTTTTGTATAGACTAGCCCTTGCTTAACAACCCCAGCGCCGCATCGAGGCCCTGGCACGAGTTGCTGGCCCCTTCGCACGCTTTACAACGCCGCCCATACGCGCACAAAACGAACGCTTACGCGCCGCGTCACGCTTAGTCTTGGGATTAGGCGCTGGAGGCTTTAACTTGCTGCCAGTCGCGCGGTTATACTTAGCGCGGCCCTTCGCTGTTAAACCAGCCCCGCGAGAAACAGGCAACTTTTCGCCACGCTTCACGGAAAGGTTAACCCGTTTGTTATTTCTAGGCATGATTAACTTTAACCAGGATTTGCAATTTTTGTCAATTCAGTGCTAAAATTGTGGTGGGTGAGCCATGACAGAACAAAAAACTGAACAGAATCAAGTTGTTGTCAAGAAAAAGGGCAGGCCACGAAGCGGCCCTACAAGCTATGGCTTTGAACGCGGCAATAGAATCTCGAAGGAAACGCAATATGGTGAGCCTAAAGGCAACCTGCCTAATTGGTCAATTCGCGGCGCAATGAGGCGGATAGCAGCACAGAACATTACTCTTGATGGGCCTGACAGCAAAATGTCGCTGCATCCAATACATATTTTCGGCAAGAGGCCGATAAAAGTTGCAGAAATGATAGCGCTTAAGCAAGTGCAGAAGGCAATTCAGAATGGCGACAACACCAGCGCACAAATGATTCTTGACCAAGTCGACGGCAAGCAACCGGATACGCTGATTCAGAATACCAACGCTTTCGCTGTGCCGATGCCTCTTGATAAAGAAAAGTGGGCCAAAAAGTATTCTCACAGCGAAGAATGATTATATGGCAACCGCAGCCAGGGCCACAAACGGCGCTGCTTGAGTGCACAGCCGAAGATGTTTTTTATGGCGGCGCGCGCGGCGGCGGCAAGACAGATGCAATGCTTGGCGAATGGGCGCAACACGCTAGCATATACGGCAAGGATGCAGTGGGCGTATTCTTTCGGCGTGAATTGCCGCAGCTTGATGATGCCATTGCCCGTTCAAAGGAACTTTATTCCCAGATAGGCGCTGAATGGCAAGAGCAGAAAAAGCAATGGGTCTTCCCTAATGGCGCATGGTTGCGTTTTCGCCCGCTTGAGCGCGACCAAGATGCCGAGAAGTATCAGGGACAACGGGCCACGCGCGTTTACGTTGAGGAGTTAACTCAATTCCCCGACCCGCGTCCTATCGATAAGCTTTACGCTATCTTGCGAAGCGCGGCTGGCGTTCCTTGCTTTTTCAGGGCAACAGGCAACCCAGGCGGGCCTGGCACAACCTGGGTTAAGCGCCGATACATTGAGCCAGCGCCGCGAGGATGGAAGATATTCCCCGCAACCAATTCAGAAGGCAAGCCCATTCGTGGCTTTGAGCGTTTGTATATCCCCAGCAAAGTCACTGATAACAAAATATTACTTAAGAATGACCCTGATTATACCGAGAGGCTAAAGCTATCCGGCCCTCCACAATTGGTGCAAGCTTGGCTTGATGGTAACTGGGACAGCATCGAGGGCGCGGCGTTTGAGAAGCTTAGCCGTGATAAGCACATGGTTCGTGCGTTTGACATTCCTGAGCACTGGACGCGGTTTATGGGGATTGACTGGGGCAGCGCTAAACCCTTCGCGGTTCTATGGGCCACTGTTGTCGATGGTGGCGTATTGCTGGCCGCTAAGAATGGCTGGCCTGATACTTACTTGCCGAATGGCGCAATAGTCATTTATCGGGAATTTTACGGCAGTAACGGCAGGCCTAACGAGGGGTTGCGCTGGGAATCAAGCGTTGTAGCTCAAAAGATACTTGAGATTGAGGGCGAAGAGCGCATTGATTATCGCATTGGTGATAGCGCGATGTGGGCTAGTGATGACGGCGCAAGCGTTGAAAGCAAGATGTTTCAGGCTAGTAATGGCAAGATTGCTATGAGGCAATCCCAAAAGGACAGGCGCATGAATTACCAAGCTATAAGAGAGAGGCTCTTTGGCGATGGTGACAGGCCGATGCTTTTCATTGGCGAGAATTGCGCGAATATGTGGCGCACGTTGCCTGCATTGTCGCTTGATGCGCGTGAGCCTGAAAAGGGCTGGGATTCTAACCAGGAAGACCATTGCTTTCCGCATTACACGCCGATTCTAACGAAAAATGGCATCAAGCGTATAAAAGACTGTGATGGCGTGATGGTTATGGCTAGGGGTGGTTTTTTTAATGCTAAGTTATGGCAAGAAACGCTGAAAGAGATTTATATTATCGTTTTTGACAATGGCGAAATAATAGAAACAACCGGCAATCATCCATTATTGACTAGTGGTGGTTTGTTTGTAAGATGTGATGAACTACATTCCGGAGATAAGCTTTCATGCGTGTTTTCGTTATCAACGAAAGGTGCCAACAGTTTGGTGGAAAGAATTATTGGCTTTGCGGCAAATACTATCAACGGCGTGGTGTTAGGTTGCATAGGGTTGTATGGCAGTTTTACAACGGAGAAATCCCAAACGGAAAGAATAACCACGTGCATCACAGGGATGGCAATAGGGCGAATAATGATATTGAGAATCTTGAGCTTATTAGCGCCTCTAAGCATTTATCTGAACACATGGCAGAAAGATTTGCTTGCGAGCAATATCGACAAAGAAACAAAATCAACATTGCCAAAGCGAATATTGCGGCTGCTGATTGGCATAAGTCACAAGTTGGCAGGGCATGGCACTCACAACACGCTAAAGAGGCTTATCAAAAGCGCCAGGCGGATGATTTTACATGCATACATTGTGGCGGGATTTTTAAGTCAAGGGCAAAAAGAAAAAACATTTATTACTGCACGAACAGATGCGCCGCAGCCGACTGGAGAAAAAAGAATCCTGACTATTATAAAAACAGCGCAAAAGAAGCGCGTTATAAATCTAACCGTCAATGAGGTGGAGGAATATGTTATCGGTAATGGCTTGATAGCGCATAATTGCGCTGATGTCCTCGGATACATGTGCCGCGAGGTTCCTTATCGTAACACTATCAACAGCCGAGCAAGTCAAGCTGAAGCTGAATATAAACGCTTGCTGAAAAAGTTTAAGTCATGACTATTGACTTACACATGCAAATCATGGTTAATGTGTGGCAACGCTGAGAGGCTTGAATGAGTGAATGCGGGCCGATAGTTTACATAGGCTATGACAACCGAGAGCCTATTGCGTTTGATGTTTTGGCCTCCTCGATAAAGCTACGAACAGAGCAAGATGTTAAGATATTCAAGCTTGACCACAGGGTGTTAAGAAAGCAAAGGCGGTTTACGCGACCTTGGTTGATTGATGCTGATACGGGCAATTTTAGGGATTTGATTGATGGCAAGCCGTTTAGCACTGAATTTAGCCATACGAGATTTCTTGTGCCGGATTTGCAGGATTATCAGGGGTGGGCGTTGTTTATGGATTGTGACATGATATTTCAGAGCGATATTAAAAAGCTTTGGGAGTTGAGGGACAATAGATTTGCCGTGATGGTTGTGAAGCATAACCACAAGGGGCAGGAATCTAAGTTAAAAATGGATGACAGGGTGCAACTTAACTATCACAGAAAGAATTGGTCTAGTTTTGTGATGTGGAATTGTGCGCATCCTAGCAACAGGCGGATGAATTGTGCGCGGGTTAATATGTGGAGCGGGACACAATTGCATTGTTTCAGTTGGTTATCTGATAACGAGATTGGCGAATTGCCAAAGTCTTACAACTGGATGGCTGGTGTGAGTCCTGTTGATGTTGCGCCTGATGTTATTCACTACACCGAGGGTGGCCCGTGGTTCGAGAATTGCTTAGATGTTCCTTTGGCTGATTTATGGGTCAAGGAGTATAAGTTAATGAAGCGACATAGGCATGAATTGATATATGAAAACTTGCCTTGTGATGACGCGCCATGAGTGTTTTTTATAACCAAAGCGCAAGATTATGTGTGTGCGTGCCGACGATGGGCAGGCCTAAGGGCTTTAACAGGCTTTTGCAGAGCATTCAGGATACGGCGACAACGGGGCGCGTGAGCGTGTTGGTTGATATTCAGGGCAAGCCAGATGGCTATGACCTGAACAACAAACTTGTGGCGAAGGTGTTTGAATCACCTGTTGGCCAGCCAACTGTATATCGCTGGAATCGCATGTTTTATTATGGCGAAAAGCAGTCTTTGGGCGATTTCTACATGCTTGGCGCTGATGACATGGTTTTTCTGGATAAGGGCTGGGATGAGTTTTTTAGCACGCCTGATAGTGCGGGGTATTTTGTTTTTCACTTGCAAGACACGAGGGATGTTGACGGAACGCCTCATCCTATTGTGAAGCATACCGAGCCTTATTTGGTTCACCCAGGCTTTTTGCATTGGTATGGCGACACACACCTTGTGGAGAATGCGCGGAATAGCAATGAGTTCAAGCATATTCGCACGCATCGATTAGCGCATATTAAGCCGAGTGATGTTGGCGTTTGTGATGAAACTCATTTGATGATACGCAAAATGGGATGGCGTGAGCGCGATAAGGAATTTTATAATTATCTCAAATTGGATGATGGCGGTTAAATGAAAGTCTGGATAACGGGAATTGCTGGCTTTTTGGGCAGTCACTTGGCTGATACGCTTGTCCGTGGCGGTTATGAGGTATTTGGGAATGACAGCCTGATTTGCGGCGATGTATCGAATTATGACAAGTTTGCGATGCTGGATTGTTGTCACCAAATTTCTATGGTGACGCAATTAAGGCAATTTGCGCCAGATGTTCTTGTGCATTGCGCGGCCACGGCTCATGAGGGGTTTAGCAGCTTTAGCCCGTCTTTTATCACGCGAAACATTTATGAAGCGAGTGTGGCAACGTTTAGCGCGGCGATAGCGGCGGGCGTGAAGCGCATTGTGTTTATGTCGAGCATGTCGCGTTATGGCGATAACGTTCCGCCTTTTACTGAAGACATGAGGCCAAGGCCTGTTGACCCATATGCGGTGGCGAAGGTTGCGGCTGAGGATACGTTACGAATCCTTTGCGAAACACATGGCGTGGCTTGGTCTGTCTTGGTGCCGCATAACATTATCGGCCCGCGGCAAAGGTATACTGACCCTTATCGGAATGTCGCCAGCATTATGATTAACCGATGTTTGCAGGGCAAGGGGCCTGTTATTTACGGCGATGGCATGCAGACAAGGTGTTTCAGCCCTATCGAGGATTGCTTGCCGTCGATTGTTCGGGCTGTTAATGGCGAAGCTGATGGTGAGGTGGTTAACATTGGGCCGGATGATTATGAGATAACGATTTTGGATTTGGCTGGCAGGGTGAGCGCTTTAACTGGTTATGATGGGCCGTATGAGTTTTTTCCTGACAGGCCGAATGAAGTGAAACATGCTTATTGCAGCAGCATGAAAGCGCGAAAGCTTTTGAAGTATCAGCAGCAGAATCATTTGGATAACTGTTTACGCGACATGGTTCGTCATATTCAGCAGCATGGCATTAAGCCGTTTGATTATCGCTTTCCGCTTGAGATTATCAACGACCGCACGCCCAAAACATGGCTGGAGAGGAAAATATGACAAGCTTCAACGAGCGTTGGGACTTTGCGCTGAAAGCCTCAAAGCGTCCTGTTGTGCAAAACAGGAACGAGTTAGAGCATATTTTTAACATGATAAAGTTGCGCGGTGCCAAGTCTTATTTGGAGATAGGCACGGCTGAGGGATTAACGGCCTATGTTTTGGCGGGCGCGTTGGATGCGTGCAGCAGGATTGTTTGCGTTGATTTTTGCGAGCCGCATTGTGAGGCAACGCGAACATTGTTGCTTAATAAGCTGGAGATGGAAGGGCATAGCGTTATGATGTATAAGGGCAACTCAAGGAATCCTGAGGTTGTTTCCGAAGTTAGCCGCAGCGTTTATGATGTTGTATTGATTGATGGCGACCATACATTTGAGGGCGTTAAGGCCGATACAATCAATTACGCGCATTTAGCGAATAAATATGTTTTTTGGCATGATGTGATTGCGTGTACTAGTGTGGCGAATTACATAAGTTTGATGAACGACACGTTTAACAGCACGGTTTATTTTGACCCTGATGGCAACCATTTGGCTGTGATGGGGCCCGAAAGGGTTTATGGCTATGCAATCAAGGAGATTCGCATATGAAGACTTTTGTTGTCACAACATTTTCGGCGCAGGGTTTTGATTTATATGGCCGTGATTTTTTGCTTGGTTTTTGCAAGCATTGGCCTAAGGATGTTGGGCTTTTTCTTAAGGTTGATAACGAGGAGGAGGCCAAGCGCGTCGCTGAATTTATCAATGAGAGCGTTGATAAAAACAGGTTAATTGTTGGTTATTATGGGAAATCTGACGAACATGAGAATTTTCTGAAGATAGCGCATGATGATAAGACGAATTACCGCATGCAGCCTGTCAGGTTTAGCCATAAGCCAGCGGCATTGGTTGATGCGCTTATTGAATTGGAGCAATACAAGCCTGATTATATTATTTGGCTTGATGCTGACGTTATCACAAGCGATACTGTGACGGCTGAAGATTTGGCGGCGTGTTTGCCTGTGGGCGATGCGTGCGTTGCTTATTTGGGTCGCAAGGATTATGACCATCTTGAGGCTGGTTTTGTGGCGTATAAGTTGCCTGAAGGGGCTGAGATTATTCAAAAGCTTTGGGCTTTTTGGAAAAGCGGGTCAATTTTTGAGCAAAAAGAGCAACACGACAGCTATTTGCTGCAAACGCTGTTAACGCCTGAAAACAGCACGAATCTGACAGAAGGTAAACCTGGCGTTGAGATATGGCCGCATTTTCCGATTGGCTTGAAAAGTCATCATTACAAGGGCAATCAGAAGTTAGAGAGAGTTGCGCCGCAGAACGGCAACATTAAGTTTGTGACGAAAAATTGTTTACCTGATAACCAGATTATAGAAAACATTCGAATGAACAACCGCATTCTGAAGCATTGGTTATCGCCTTGCCAGCCTCATGATTTAACAGCGGTTATGGTGGCGGCCGGGCCTAGTTTTTACGGGCATGAGCTTGCGCGGCATTTAACGCCAGAAAAAAGGATAATTTGCGTTAAGAACGCGCTGACGAGAACGGCGGAGGCTGGATATAGTCCTTGGGGATGTGTCTTGCTTGACCCAAGACAGCATGTTGAGGAGTTTGTGCAAAAACCCGACACAAATACAATTTACTTTGCGGCGAGCATGGTTAACCCCAGCGTGACAAGCTGGTTAATGAAGTGTGGCGCAACTGTTGTTGGTTATCATGCGCCGACAGGCGCTAATGAAGCGCATCTTTATGAGGGCATGCTTGGTTCTATTGTGCATTTTGGCAGCGCTAGCGCCACGAGGGGCATAAGCCTTGCGCGGATGTTGGGGTTCAGCAGGTTCCATTTGATAGGCTATGACTTGTCTTATGATGATGGCATGGACAAGTCTGAAAAAGAGATTGACGGCAATTTGAAAAACGAGGTGATGACGATAACCTTGAATGGTTTGAAGGGCATGGAGAGAAGCCGCAATTTTGAGGGGCAGAAGCAATGGTTTGCGCAAGGGCAGGAATTAGAGGAGTTGTTTAAGATTCCTGAGCTGACGTTTACGGCTGAGGGGCATGGGCTTGCACCGTGGATTTTGCACTATATTAAGGCTATGGAATTAGCAAAAATAAAACAATGCGGATATACTGAAAAGCCAGAGTTTAACCTTTGGCTAAAGGATATAGGCCGTGGCGATAAGCGAACAACTTGAACAAAATGCCCAATTGCTGGCGGACAATCCACCAGAGACGCAAGAAGGCAGGCAGCTTTTAGAAGAAGTTATGATTGCCGAACAGCAGGACAGGGCTGTTAAGGCAACGGACAATTATAACCTTGTCGAAGATTTGGACAAAGGGCTTGTTGATGACATTGGCCGTGAGGTTGTGCGCGGTTATCAAGCCGATGATGCCAGCCGCAATGATTGGCTGGAAATGCAGGCCAAATGGGTGGAGTTGTATTATCAAAATGAAAAGTCAAATAGCAGTGCCGATTGGGCAAGCCATGATAACATTCCAATTTTAACCGAAGCCTGCAATCAATTTCAAAGCAGGACTTACAAGGTTTTTTTTGCGAATGAGACGTTTGTTTCAGCAAAGCCAGTCAGGAATCTTAACGAAGAAAATGCAAAGCGTGCCGAGCGCATTGGCCGCCATATGAGTTTTCAGTTATCGGTGCGCAACAGGGATTATAAGCCCAATAAAGACCAGCTATTTTTAAGCGCGGCGATTCATGGCAGTGTTTTCACTAAAACCTATCATGAGCATAAGACGGGTCGGGCGATTGTTGAAAATGTTCGTGCGCAGGATTTTGTTGTTCCTTATTACACGCAAGCTGTCGATATTGCTGAGGTAAGGCGTAAAACGCAAATTATTAACACGACGACGATTGCCTGCAAGCAGCTTTTTTACGAGGGCTATTTAATTAACCTGCCTGAATCATATGGCATGATTAATCTTAATGAGGTTCAGCAAGCGCAGGATGAGGCCAAGGGTGTTGTTCAGGCTGGCGATATGAACGAAAATGTGGTGTTGCTTGAACAGGAAGTTTGGCTTGATATTGATGACAAAAATGAATTTAGGCCGTACATTGTGACGGTTGACCAAGCCACGGGTCGTGTTTTGCGTTTAACGATTGGTTACGAGGCTGATATAAATGGCAGGCCGTTATATGGTTATGAGCAAATCCAGCGTTTTACGCATTATAAGTTTTTAGACAATCCCGATGGTTTTTATGGCCTTGGCTTAGGATTTTTGCTGGGCAAGTTAAACAGTTCTGTTAATTCAATTTACCGCAGTTCTATTGATGCGGCAATGTTGGCGAACGAGGGTAATTCAAGCGGTTATATCAGCAACAGGCTGATGCTTGACCAAGAAGAAGACGTTGAATTTGAATTGGGCAAGTTTAAGAAAGTTAACGACACGAACGGCAATTTGCGTGACGGAATTTTCCCAATGCAATTTCCTGGGCCTAATCAGGCGATGGTTGCTTTGGGGCAGGCGCTTGACCAGCGTGCGCAGCGTTTGGGCGCAACGACTGAGGCGACAACGGGAAGCCCTGAAAGTGCCCGCCAACCCACAACCTATCTTGCTGAGGTCGAACAATCACTTGAATTGTTCAGCAGCGTGCAAATGCGGTTGGCGCATAGCCTGACGGATGAATTGCAGAAGATTTACCGCATCAATCAACGGTTTTTGCCGCTGATTGATTATTTTGTGGTGAATGGCACTGAGCAGCAAATTACACGGGCTGATTATGTGAATGACATGCAGGTTGTGCCTGTTTTTGACCCCAAATTCACCACATATCAACAAAAGGTGATGAAGGCCAAGGCTGAACTGGATGCCACGCTGCAAAACCCCAATAACCAGCAACGCCCGCAGGTTATTGACTACGCTTTCAAAAAATACCTTGAGGCGATGGGCGCAGAGAATGTTGATGAATTGATTCCACCTCCACAGCCGCCATTAAGGATGGACGACCAGCGTCAAGAAAACATGATTTTCATGATGCCTGCGCCTGACAGATTGCCAATTGATGTGTTTCCTGACCAGAATCACATTGAGCATTTGCAGTTAATTGATATTATGCTGGCGACTGAGGGGCAGAACATACCAGAAGATGCTTTGCCGTTGATTATGGCGCATCGTCAAAAACATTTGGCTTTCTTATATGGCCAGAAGAACGGGGTTATCAATGCAGCACCAGGAGATGGATTTGGTCAACTACCTGCAACACCCGCTGGGCAGGTTGATGCTGGCTTACTTAGAACAGCAATACAAACCCTTGCCGAGCAACCAACTGGCTAATTCATGGGAAGAACAGCACCAGTTGTGTGGGCAGCAGCAGGTGATTCAAACATTGAAGGACATAGCCCAAGGGAATTTGGATAAAGCATGTTACAAAGCGGCGTACATAAAGGTAAGATAACGTTTGTTGACGTGATGCCTTCCATGCTGGCATTTGTGCCAAGCATTGCCGTTCAATGGATTAACAAAGCATTAAATGAGCCTTTGGCTTCCTGTGAAACTTACGATTATTACAGTAAAAAGGTTGCGGATGGTGCTGGTAACATTGTTCTTGTTTACAGAAAAAATGAATTGCTTGGCGTGTTTACAATGATGATTTTGCTAAGGCCGAAAGCCAATGTTTTATTGATTGGCCCCTTGGGTGGTAAAAAATTCCGGTTATGGCACAAGGAAATTTTTGAATTTTGTAAAGATTTCGCGCATGATAACAAATGCAGATATGTCCTTGCCCACGGGCGAAAAGGATTGTCGAGATTCCTGCCTGACGCAAAAATTGATGGTTACATATACGCTTGCGAGGTTTAATGAGCAAAAGTGGCAGTGGCCGTTCGAAGCGTGGAACGCCAAGGGGGCATTTTAGAATAGGTTACGACCCACGCCGTGGCGAGGGCGATAGGTTTGCCGTGGCTGATTGGGGATTTGATAATGGCATGCCTGAAAGCAATATACTGAATCCTGCGAGAGATATTGCATCGGCGCTGAACAATATGACAACGCAATATGGTTTGCAGGTTAATCCTGAGGCGATTAACCGAAGCGGCATTTATACCACGGGGTTTGATAGAGGGCTTTATGATGCGCTGCCGACAATGAGGGCAGAAGGAAATTCTAACAATATGGATAGTTTTCTCAAAGATTTGCTGAACAGAAAGTTTTTCACGGGTACTGGCAAAGCAGGTGAATTGCTGTCGAATGAGACGTTTTCGTCATTTGATAACCTTGCGGATGCTTTGGCCTATGGGAAGCAATACGACCAGTTACAGCAGGCTGGATATGATGTTTCGGCCTTTCCGCAATTTACGTCAGGCGGCACGGGCAGCTTTAACGCATTGCAAAGTTCGGCGCTTTCTGGCGGGCGGAGGGCTGGGCAATCGTCACCTGAAGCTGGATTGGCTTCGGCAACTGATTTGCAGCAATTAGCAATGAAGGGGTATCGCGGTAACTATGTTCAAGGGTTCAAATAATGTCTAGTGCGTTTGACACAATTGCCAGTATTGCGGTGCCAGCGATTGGAACGGCGATTGCGGGGCCTATTGGTGGTGCGGTGGCCAGCGGGCTTTATTCTGGCATTAAAAGCGGAGACCCATTAAAGGGATTGGCGGCGGCTGGCGGTAGTTATTTGGGGTCAAGCATTGGTTCAGGGTTAACAAGCAGCACTGTGGGGACTGGGCTTGGTTTGGGTGGTGGTGTTTTATCGGCTTTGCCGGAAAACATACTAAACACTAATTTGGGAGGCGCTGTTGGCGGATTTTTGGGGGGCGGATTGGCGGAAAGCCTTGTCGGTTCGGATTCAGGTAAAATATCGAAAACAAACGTGCCGCAGGTTGCGCAAATTGCTTCGCCAGCGCCTATCCTTAAAAACCCAGAGACGGGATATAAGCCAACAAGGATGCCTCAAGTTTCTTCAGGGTCATTAGCTGACAGTCTTTCTGGATTAAGCCCCATACAGCAGGTTAGCGGCTTGGCGACTGAGGGTTATTATGGCAGTGGTCTTGGCAAGGATGAGCAAAATTATTGGTTAAACATGGTGAATCGGCGGTTGGTTGACGATTCGGGAACGGTTGACCCTGATTTGCAGGAATTGTTGCCAATTGAGCAATCTTATCTGTCGCAACTTGGTATTCAGGGCCGTCCAGTGGATATTTTGCAAGGAATTGAAAAATACTTGTCAAATATGGGCTGAGAAAATTTGATAAACAATTCAAACGGCGGTTAATCTTTAAGCGTGGATAACCCACGGAAAGAGAACTGTCGAGACGATGAGCGAAAAACCTCCTTATAGGCCAGTCTTTAATCGCGTCCTCATTGAGCGCGAGATTCAGGAAAAGATTGGAAGCATTCTAATTCCTGAATCACAACACCGCAGAAAATCTGAAGCATCTGGCATTATTGTTGCCGTTGGCCCCACTGTTGATGACAGTCTAAAAGATTGCATTGGCAAAAAGGTTATTTTTGGCAAAAACGCAGGTGCATGGCTTGATGAAGCCATTAACGCAAAAACAAAAGAAGTCGAAGGCAAATACTACATTTGCGCCGATGACGACATTCTTTGCATAGTGGAGTAACCCATGACAGATAGAGAACAAATCGAACAGCCTGTGGAAGAAAACGCGCCGCAGGATGATATTGTTATTGTGGACGATGATGCTCAAGACATTCCTGTTGAGCAGAATGAACGTCCTGAGCCTGAAAAGCCTAAAAAGGCTGGTTATGACAGAATAGACTTTGCAACGGCGAAGCCTGAAGAAATTCAGGCCCGTTTTGACAGAGTTTATGGGCAGGTTAAAGCGCAAGATAAGAAAATGCAGCAATATGCCCGCGATATGCAGTTGGCAGCGGCGCATATTCAGCAATTAAACGAAGCGGTCAACGCCCTTAACGGCCAAAACAGCATGTCACAATATGAAAATGCTGAAGCAACCTTGGTGGCGCGTCTTAAAGAGGCTTCCGAACGCGGTGATGATAACGCGCAGGCGCTTTTGTTTAAGCAGCTTGCAGACCTTACGGCTGAAAAAAAGCTTAAGGAGGTTATGATTCAGGCGCAGAAAAACCAGCCGCGTCAGCCGCAAAATCCAGCCAATGCGCAAGCTTATGCCAATCAAGCTTATCAAAACGGTGAATTGGATGTCGGCGAAAGGGATTATGTCGTAAGCTGGCAGTCTGAAACGGACGAATCTGGTCAACCATTGCGCCCGTGGGCTTTTTCAACAGACCCGCGTCATCATCGTGCGCTGGGGTACGCAAAACAAATCTTTGCCGACCCCGAATTTCAATCTTACACCATTGAGGAAAAAATGGCGGAATTAGACAGGTTGATGAATGCAAAGCCGCAACAGCAACAACGTCCCACTGCAGCCGCGCGCGCCACAATTCCGCAGGCGATGCGCCAACAATCCTCACCAAACGGCAACGTTGTTCGGTTGACGGAACAGGAAAAGCGAGTGGCGATTATGTTAAAATCTGGCGGTGTCAACGCAAAGTCCGACAGCGACCACATTAAAGCTTATGCCATGCAAAAATCAGCCATCGAAAAAGCTAACAAAAGGAGAGCGTAATGGCACGTCCACGCAAAACAACAACTGAGACCCAAGACAACCCAGCACCTCGCAAGGGACGTAAAAGCTGGAAGCCTGCCAATCTAATTGACATTCATGGCAAGGAAGACGGGTTCCGTTATCGGATTCTTTCAAAAGATTCTCAAAACCTTGCCAAAAAACTTGCGGAAGGATGGGAACTCGTTAATAATATCTCTGAGAGTGGTGAGACAAACGAAGCGCCAAAGCCTATCACGGGCGGCAGTTCGTTGACCTCTGTGAGAGAAGGGCATGATTGGGTTCTTGCGAGAATCCCAGAAGAAGATGCCAAGTTACGTGATGAGTACTATCAGCAACTTACTGATAGACGGACGAGAGCCATCACTAAGGACTTAAAAAACAAAGTTTTGGAGGAAAACACTACGGCTCATGGTTCGATAACCATGAAACACGGGAGTGAAGTCAACGTAATCAACTAAGGAGAAGACAATGACCTTTCCACGTAGAGGTTTCACATTGGTAAGCAGGGTTGATGAAGGTTACATTGTTGACCTTCCTGCTGCTGCAAGCACAAACCAGCCTTTGGCGATTGGCGATGCCGTCACGTTGTTAAACGGAACGGTTATTCCTGCAACGGCTGGTCAAGACCCAACAAATCCTGGCTTTGGTGTCATTATGGAAGTTTTGACGACTGCGGGATTGCCTTTGACTGGGCGTGAAGTGAAGTATATTGCGAGCGGCGGCGTAGGTCGCGTGCGCGTGAATACTGACCCAACTGCCGAATATGTCGTGCGTTTGACCTCATCGGCGGGCCAAAGCGTTATCGGCAAAAACGTCTTTATTGATGTTTCAGCAGCTAATGCTGTGACAGGTCTAAGTGGGCAGGCCGTCACACAAGCCTCTGCCTCGATTAATGACTTGTTCAAAGTCATTGATTGGTACGGTGGCGAACGAATTGGCGGTGTTGACCCGATAGGCAGCAATCTCGGCGTTGTTGTCCGTTGGAATCGCCATATCAACCGCGCCGGAACAGCTAGCGCATAAGGAGTAAACAATGGCAAATACGACTGGATTAACACCCGAACTGCTCTGGCCTGGTATTATGAGCATTTTTGGGACAACTTATAAGAGTTATGAGCCTCTGTATTCAAAATACATGCAGGTTGATAGCTCGGACAAGCAGTATGAGCAATATCAAGGCTTGACAGCCCTGCCCTTGGCTTCTGTGAAGAATCAAGGCGGTAACTTGTCATACGCTGACATGAACTCTGGTTTTATGCGCAGAATTTTGAACGTGACTTACGCTCTTGGCGCAACGGCCACGTTTGAAATGATGAAGTTTGACCAGTATCGTGAAATCATGCGTCTGCCTGAGCATTTGGCAAGCAGCTACTCGAAAACTCAAGAAACTGTCTGTGCCAACTTGCTGAACAATGGTTTTGCGACAGCGGCAGCTAATGTGCAAACATTGGCGGCTGATGGCTTAAGCTTGTTCAACGCATCTCACTTGCTGGCTGGTGACAACGGAACAACCTTCCGCAACACCCCTGCGACGGCTTCGGATTTGACGATGACGGCTTTGGAACAGGCTTACATTGACTTGGGCAACCTTGTTGATGACTGGGGCCAACCCATTGTTGTGCGCCCGAAAATCCTGCATGTGCCTGTTGAAGAACAGCACACTGCCCGCAAAATTCTTGAAACGGAATATGCGGTGGGTTCGGCGAACAATGATGTCAACGTTGTTAGCAGCGCGATGGTTCCCTTGCAGCTCATTGTCAATCCTTATCTGACGGATGTTGATGCTTGGTTCCTGCACACTGACCAGAAAGACGGCATTGTGATGACGGAAGCTTTGCCTGCGCAGATTGACCGTGACAATGACTTTGAGACCAAAAACTTGCGCTTTAGCGTGATGGGTATCTTTGGCGTTGGTGCGGCTGACCCACGCGGCGCTTACGGCAGCCCAGGTACTTAATTAAGTTAGGGCGGTGGGATTTCCCCGCCGCCCCTCTTTTTGATGGGGGATAACCATGACGGTTTTTGGCGATAACATTCAAACGGGCTTGGTTGACGGGACGGCAAATCCCACTGCCTCAGATGTGCGGTTTACAAAAACCGTCACATTTACTGGCGCAAACAACGCCGTTTATCCTGTGAAGTTTCCTGCTGGTGTGCGCAACATTGATGCGTCGCTTTACATTGAAACGGCTGGCAGTGCTGCGACAACAAACACCTACACCTTTACGTTCCAACCTGGGGCCACGCTAGTTTTTACGTCTGTTGGCAGTGCGACTGGCATTTTCCGTGCGCCGACAATTACAAGCGCGGCGGCTTTTGGGCAAGGTTCAACGGTTGAGGTTTCTTGCAATGTTGTGGCGACATCAACGGATGCTGCGTCGGCGGGACGTTTAGTCATTAATTTTAACCGCAGGTAGTGTCATGGCGGCGAAGTCGATGAGCCGCAGGCAGAAAATATGGGAAGCCCCACGTCCCAAGTCTTTGGGCAAACCAAAAAAGCTGTCTTCGGCAAAAAAGAATATGGCGAAGTTAAAAGCCAAGAAGGCTGGCCGCCCTTATCCCAATTTGGTTGACAATATGAACGCTGCAAGGGGGTAGTATGAAACGTCGCGGCCGTTTAGGTGAATATCTGGCTGCGGACGATTACACCGGCGCAGTAAAATATGCCAGCAAATTAAAGAAAGATTATTGGGGCAATCTTGTTGAAAATCCCCTTGAGCGCAACAAACAAGAATTAGTGAAGGCGATGAATGACCCACAGCCTTTGCCTTGGGTGCGGGAGGCTGATTATGAGGTTGTCACGTCGGCGATGCTTCAAGTTCCAACAACGATTGGCAATAGCACGGTGCGGAGGGACACAAGTACCTTTGGCGCGGCTGTGATGGCGGGGATTTATGGCACTCGGTGACGTTAGAAAAACAGTGTTGCAAATCATTAATGCCGTGCAAAGAAAGCTTGCATTGTCTGAAAGCGCAGTTTTGACAGACACGGCGCAAACAAAGGTGTTGATTGATTTTTTGAATGACACAGTTGATGAAATCGCTGATTTGGATTGGCCTGATACGCTTGCGACATCTACGGTAACGGCTGCTAGTGGTGTTTCGGATTATAGTATTGTGGGCAGTTCGATTATCGTGCAAAGCATTGAGGATATTTATTTCGGCACGAGAACGGCCCCGCTGAACGCTGTAAGCCTTTCTGATATGCGCCAGAGGCAGCGCACGAACGCGATGGGTATTCCGACGCAATTCAGCATTGCCGGCGTTGATGCAAACGCCAATCCGCTTGTGCAGGTGTGGCCTCGGCCTAATGGCACGGTGGCGGGACAGACTTTTAACATTTTGTATAGGTTGAAGCCGCCTATTTACACAACGGCTGACGCGGCTGTTGTGCCTCCTTTTCCTGCGAAGGCGTTGGAATACGGCACTTTATACAAAGCGTTACTGGATGAAAGCGGCGGCGCGCCTACGGATGAAAGCGAACGTTATCGCCAGCTTTATGAGCAGGTGACACGCGCAGCGAACAATCGTTACAAGTTTAACACGGGGACAACAGTTCAATTTAAGGCAAGGGCGCGATGATTTCGGTTGATTATCGCATTTCCCCTGCGGGTTGGGCGACTGACTTCAGCGAAACAGAACGCCCGATTATTTATGCGAAAACACTAACAAACAGATTTTTGAACATTAACGGAGCTGGTCAAAGGCGGCCAGGTTGGTCTGTTTATGGCAGTGCTGTCACGGGCGCGCCGACGTTAACGCGCTTGCATGAGCATATCAGCGCCCAAGGCAGCGCGACATTGATTGCCAGCGACAACGGTAATGGCTGGCGTTTGCAGGATAATGGCGTTTGGGCCAGTTCGTTTAGTGGCAAGGCGGCGGCACGGCTTATTTCAACGCAGGTTGGCAATAAGCTTATTTTCTGCAATGGTTCCGACAGGAATTTTTACACGGATGATGGTGGCCTGACAACGCAGCAAATGTATGCGGTGATTAGTCGCGGAAGCGCCGGAACGTCATCAAGCGCCACAAGTTTAACTGATAATCTTGTTACAAACTGGCTTGGTCAAACCTTAGTATCAACAAATGATATTGTTTATAATATCAGCAATAGCGCTTATGGTGTTGTGACGGCGGTTGGCAGCGCGGCCATTACACACACAATTATAGGTTCAACGGGCACTGGAAGCGGGTTTTCTACACAGAATCAGGTGCCAGGCGACATTTACATTGTTGAAGACCATGTTGACCTGAATTTATTCAAACGAAGCAATGGCGTGTATGAAAACGTTGCGATTGCTGGAAGCGGGTCAAATTCAACAACGCTTCGCGTCAGCGGGATTAATTTTGCAACAACGGTTAATGACAGGCTTGCTGTTGGTGATTTTGTTTATAATACAACGCGGGCGTGTGTCACGCGGGTTAATTCAATTTCGGCCAGCAGTGTTGGTGTGACGACTGTGACGAGTCAGGCGGCTGGTGATAGTTTGGTGTTTTTGAAGTCGGCGATGCCGATTGCAAGTTATGTTCACACGCATTATGGGCGTTTGTATATGGTTGATGCGCGTCGGCGAAACCGCATTATTATTAGTGCGCCTGATGACCCTGAGGATGTGACAACCTTTGCCAAGACGCTTGACAGCAGCAGCTTTCAGTTTGGCACGCAGCAAAGCAGGGGTGACACGATACAGGCTTTGGCAACGTTTCAGCAGTATTTGCTGATTGCTGGGCGGAAAAATCTTCTTTTATTTAGCGGAATTAATCCTATTGTGGACACGTCGGCGACAACAAAAGACTTTGAACCTGTGACGCTGTTTCCTGATGGTTGCGTGTCGCCATTTGGACTGATTACAAACGGGAATGATGCCATTTACATAAGCCCCGATGGCGTTCAAAGCATTAACGTTGGCTCAGACAGCAATACAACAATACAAAACAACGCCTCTCAGGTGATTCGCAGTTATTTGCGGACGGCAATTAAGGGTGCGGATGAGGATGATGTTCAAGTAACCTATTATCCAAGGCGTTCGTGGGTTTTAACGAAAGTTGGCAATGAGGTTGCTGTTTTGAACGTCAGTCAGGTGATTAATGAGCAAGGAGCTTTGGAGGCGCGTGGAACATGGTCGTTATTTAACGGCAGTTGGGCTGAATTTAATCATTATTTTGTAAGGCAAAACGGTGATTTGCTTGGTTGCGGGGCTAATGGAATTGTGGCGAAGCTTGACGATGACGATTTGACGGACAATGGCACGATAATTCCGACGGATTATGTTAGCGCTTGGTTAAGATTGGAAGAGCCTCAAAAGACTGTTCGTATAAAAAAGGGCGCATATATCAAGCCAGTTTTTGAAAATGCCACGGGAGTGGTTTACAATATTTCTGTCATTGCTGGCTATGAGGGTAATTCGTTTGATTCCATTACGACAACGGCCAATGGTGGCCCTGGAATTGGCGAATTAGAGATTGGCGTTTGGCAGATAGGTGTGGGCGATATTGCTCAACAAAAACTGCCGATACGTTGGCGCGGTGAAGAGGTGCAGGTCAGGATGCAAAGTCAGTCATCAGCTGGCCCTGATGTGATAAGCGGCTTTACGCTGTATGGCAGCGTCTCAGGGAGAAAATGACAATGGCGATTTCATCGATACTTTCAGCTCTACCAACCCTTGCTGGGTTATACACGGGCTATGGCGCTATGAAAAAGGCTGGCAAGGCTGTGAATGCGCCACCGCAGGAAGCGCAGATTGAGCAGCTTGTTCAGCAACAGCTTCCATTGATTAACCAATATATGGATTACAGCCGTATGATGGTTAATCCTAATGACCCCACTTATCAGGCTTTGGTGCGACAGGAAGAGGGGGATATTCGCGGGCGTTTCGCTCAGGCTTTGAATCAAGCTGTGACTGAAAACAGGCGGCAGCAGGGTTTGGGGCGCACGCCGCTTTTTGACGCTGAACGTGGTGGAGAGGTTCGTTTCAGGGCAATGATGCAGCAGCAGAATGACGCTCGCACGCAGGCGCAGCAGCAGGCCCTTCAAAGGCTTGGTTTGGCGGCTGATAGCACGCGCAATGCGATGTCGATGTATCAGCAGCCTATCAGCGCCTTGTCGGCTTTGGGGCAAAGCAATTTAACACGTGAATTGCAAAACAGGGGCCTTGGCGTGCAGGCGCAGCAGGGCATGGCGAATATGCTGACAAGCAGCAGCGTTCAGTCTATTGCTGACAGGTTGGCGGGTGTTTCTCCACGGACGGAAGCGCAAACCCTTGCGGATGCGCTAAGTAATATGTTTTCACGAAGCAGCCGCGGGGGGTATTTCTGATGGCAACCCTTTTGGATTCAATCCTTGGCATTGGCCGCACGGATGACGGAAGCGATTCGATAGCAACGGCCCTGCAAAACAGGGGCGGCCAGCACACGATGATGGATGCGATTAACGCCACAACAAACAACATGATGGCGATTTTAGGCATGCCAGGTTATCAGGGTGGGCAAACGCCTCAGCAGTTGGCAGGCGCGAGGCAAAACGACAATTTAACGCGGCTTTATACGGCCTCACAGCTTAGTAAGGCCATGCAACCTGATTATGAAAATATTTTCAAAGTTGGCGAGATGTTTAAGTATGACCCAGAGTATTCAAGTGCTTATCTTGCAAAGGCAAAGGAATTGATTGACGCGGGTGAATCTGCGGCGACAGCGCCATTTAATGCCATTGCGTCATTAGAAGCAATGGGTTTATCACCGAAGGCGAAAGGTATTGCTTTAACTGGAACTGAAAACATTATGAATAGATTAATTGAAGAAAACCCTAATTTGACACAAATTCAAGCATTGCAATTAGTTCAGGGCTTGGCAAGGCAGGGAATGCAACCAGGAGTTGGCGGTGAGTTTGGTCTAGCTCCTGGCGTTGCTGATGCTTTGGCTTCAAGAGAAGCGGCTGAAAAGAGGGGGCAGGTTCTTGGCGCGGCGCAAGGGGCTTCTGAAGTTAAAGAATTTAAGGCTCCTGAACAGTTGGAAGATATTAGACAGGCAAAAGAATTGCTGCCAAAGGCCACAGGTGGTGGATTGGCAGTTGCTGGCAAGGAAGCCGCCGCGTTTTTTAACGTGCCGACAGAGGGAAGCCGTATTGATGCAGAGCTTGGAATTTTATCAGGAAGGCTTGTTGCTGCCGTTCCTCGTTTTGAAGGCCCGCAAAGTGATAAAGATACTGCACTATATAAAGAAATGGCTGGCGATATTGATAATACAAAAAAACCAACAGCCGATAGAATTGCCGCATTGAATAGAATGGAGAAACTTTTGGAAAAATATAATTTAATTCCTGCTAAAAACGACAAAGGTTCAAACGCCGCAGTCACGAGTAGAAAAGATGGTTGGTTCGGGGGGGTTAAACAAAAATAGCCATGCCTACATTTGAAATTACCTCACCAGATGGAGAAACATTTGAAATTGAGGGGCCTGAAGGCTCAACAGTTGATGAGGCTATTTCTTTTGCTCAAAATAATCTAGAGGCATTAAGGGCTGGAAAATTAAAAAAACCGACTGAACAAAATGGGTTTGATGTTGGTAGGGTTGCCCGCAACATTGGCATTGGCTCACAAGCCGCTTTGGAAGGATTGGTTGGCCCTGTTTATGATATAGCGGCGTTACCATTTAACGCTTTTGGCGCTAACATTCCATCATTTCGCCAACAGATTCGTGCTGCTTCGCCATTTAATGACCAAACCGTTGAAGAACAAACGGTTAGCGACATTACAAGGGGTGTAACTGGCGCAATTCCATTTTTAGCTGCTGGGGCGGCCTCACCTGCTTTAAGCGTATTGGCTCAGGCACCGAAAACACAAGTTGCCTCAAATGTTGCAAACGAATTGGCTCAGTCTGTCGCACGGCGCGGTGGTGGTGACGAAACGCAACAGGCTTTGATGGGACTGTTGGCTGGATTGGGAACAGCGGGGGTTAGTTCTGCTATACAAAAGTTTGCTTTGCCTAGAGCAAACCAAGCCTCTATTCGAACATTGCAGGAACGTGGAGTTCCCGTCACAGTTGGACAAGCAATGGGTGGGCAGATAGCGCCATCGATTGAAGGCGGTATTGCGCAAATGCCTGTCACTGGCGCATCAACACGCGGGACTTTAGAAAAACAAGCCAGCATGCTGCAAAAAGAAGTTTCGAAAACATTTAGTGATTATTTGCATAGCGGCGTTGATGATTTAGCAACTGCTACGGGGAAGGGTATTAAAGAGGGGATTACTCGGCGCGGTGATTTAATGAACAGGCTATATGACCGACTTGTATGGAATAAAGTTCCAAAAAATACAAAAATATCGGTTGATAATTCCAGCCAAGCTGTGCAACAATTTTTACAGAAATATGCTGGCAATCCCGATGCGGCAAAATTTGCTGGATATGATAGTTTAGAAGAATTGCAAAACGCAATTAAAGGGCCCCTAACTATTGATGCCGCTAAGAGTTTTAAGAAAAGCATTTTTGATGCTTCTGATGCGGCCTTTAATAAAGGAAACAGAGAGCTTTCAAGCGCCTTTACCAGCATTTATCGCGCTTTTTCTAGCGACATTGACAGCACAATACAAAAAATTAACCCACAAGCAGCGCAGGGCATGAAGGTTGCAGACCGTTATTATCAAAGCTATGCACGCTCACGCGATATTATCAAACCACTTGCTGACAAGGTTGATGCAAACAAGTTTGAGGCAATCTTAGCGGATGTGACAAGGGCCGCCCAAGATGGCCGTGGCGCTAATGCAAGCACGATAAAAGCACTTAAGCGCTTTTTGAAGCCTGAGCAATTTAACGCGGTCATGTCCGATATGCTGACAGGAATGGGTTATCGTGAAATAAACGGCACGCCAACATTTAGCCCGTCAAAGTTTGTAAGTGATTATAACACGCTTACCCCTGTGGCCAAGGAAGCCACAAAAAAAATGATTGGCGAAGAAAGTTTTAGCGCCTTTGAAAAACTTGTTGGGGCAATGAAAGTTGCGAATATTAAACAATTAAACCCATCCGGTACGGCTGGCGGATTGAGCGAGCTTGCAAACATTTTGAACATATTCACATTTGGTTTTGGGAATCCTGTTTCTGCCGTTTCTATGGCGGGTATCCCAGCAGCAAATCTTATGAATTTTGGGCCGATACGTGACAATCTTGTTAAGGTTATCAATGGATTGCCACGGGCAGAATTGAGGAAGGCGATTTTAAGGCCAGCTATTTTAATTCAGGCGGCAAATCAGCTTGGCAACCAAAGGCAATCAAATACCGCAAATTCTGGCCTTGAAAACTTTACCAATGGTCAACGGCCAAGTTATGATAATGCGCTGAGAATTACTGTAAGGCCACAGCCGAGCGGTATTCCGCTTAACGTTAACCCAGAGGAACTGGAATGAAAAAAGGTAAATCATGCGGCGGTATGCGCAAAACAAAAACCATGAAGCCGAAAGGCAAGAAAAAGGGTAAATAATGGCTATTGTTACTCGCACAGTTCTTAAATCCTACTATGAAACAGGGGACAAGCCATCTGCGAGTAACTTTGCTGACCTTATTGATAGTTTTGCGACGCTTCAAGAAGCTGACACGCTTACCAATAAAACAATCACGGCCCCAACCATCGCCGCTGGGGCCTTGTCTGGCACGTTTACGGGGGCGCCTACTTTTAATGGTGCTGTAGTGTTTTCTGGTGGGCCAAGCATTACAACAGCGGCATTGAATTTGGCGGTGGGCCAGATTGCTTTCCCTTCAACGGCAAATCCATCATCAGGTGTAAATACGCTTGATGATTACGAGGAGGGAACATGGACACCAACCATCACTTTTGGCGGGGCTAACACTGGGATTACTTACACCAGACAAGTCGGCCTTTATGCAAAAATCGGCCAATTGGTCATTGCACAATGCAACATTCAACTTAGCAGTAAGGGCAGTTCAACAGGCGATGCGCGTTTAGCCAGCCTTCCCTTTACCCTAAATGCCGCTGGCAGCTATCAAGCAGGCGGTAATGTTGGTTATTTTATTAACTTTGATGCGGCGGTTAATATCTTGTTTTTTACTGGAGAGGGAAACACGACAACTGCTAGAATTTGGCGGCAAAACTCAACAGCAGCCGCCAGCGTGACGGACGCTGGTTTCACCAATACCAGCGAATTTGTTGCTACCATTATCTACCGCGCTACGGCATAGGAGGGGGCAACATGAATGAGCAAAAAACATATGTTAAGGAATCTGGCGGCGGGTTAAACATCATCACGGATACTTACGATGATTTTGGCGTGTTGGTTGTGCGTCATCGGCGTGTTGTGGATTACAACGCAAGCCTTGATGGCGAGACGGATGAGGTTAAGTTATTGGCGCAGGAAGCGCGTTTCAACGCCCAAAATGGAGGCTTAAATGGCACTTAGCACAAACAGCACGTTGACGATAGCCAGCGGAGAATCTTTATCCCAAACAGTAGATTTGGGCAATCTCACCATTACTGGTTTTGAAAACACTGGCGCATGGACGACTGCAAATTTAACGTTCAAAACAAGCCAAGTAGCTGGCAGTTCTGTCAGCGATGCCATAGACCAGTTTGGCAATGAAATTACTGTGTCAATGGGAAGCGCACGTTCTGTTTCAGTATCGCCAACATTGTTTCCGAGTGTTCGCTTTATTCAGTTGCGTTCTGGCACAAGTGCAACGCCTGTTAATCAGGGCGGTACCAGAACAATTATTTTGACGGCGACAGAGTTTAGGGATGTGTGATGGGTATGTTGCCAACATTCGGCGGCATAAGCTTTGGCGGCCCAACATACACGGCTGATTTTTCATCAAGCGTGCCTGCCGATTGGACTTTTACACGCGCAAGCAACGGCACTTACATTGATTCGGCTGGTATTCTGCAAACAGCATCATCGAATGTGGCGCGATTTCCCTTTGATGGTAATGGCGTTGCCAAGGGGCTGTTGGTAGAAAATGACGCAACGAATCTTTTGCTTTACAGCGCGGATTTTACCAATAACGTATCGTGGGTAAAGACAGGTGGCGCAATTACCAACCCAACCGCAACGAACATTACTGGCGCGGCCAATACAAATCTGTTCACCGAAGACACGTCAACTGGCGTGCACAGCATTTATCAGTCTGTTGTGAAGGCGGCCAGCAACATTTTTTATTCACAGTCTATTTACATTAAGCCAAACGGGCGTAATCGGGTACTTTTTCGGATGGAAGGCACTGGCGGTACTAATGGGATTGGCGCTGATATTACTTTAACGGGTGATGGCACTGTTAACAGCGCGGCGGCGTTTGGCAGTGGCTTTTCTAATCCTGTTGGCCGCGTTGAAAAGCTTTATAATGGCTGGTGGCGGATTTATGTTGGCGGCACAACCAACACAGATTTGGTGGTGACGTTTGTTATTTACGGATTGGATAGCGGCGGCAATTCCAGTTATACAGGCGATGGCGCAAGTGGCTTTTACTTATATGGTGCGCAGTTAGAGACAAGCAGCTTTAACATGCCAACCAGTTACATTCTGACGACAACGGGCAGCGCAACGCGGGCGAGGGAAGTGGTAACGACAACGCCAACGTGGTATGTTACAAATTCTAATGGTTCGCTTTATATTGAGTATTATCCAAACGTCTTTAACCCTGGCACTACGGGGTTTTTGTTTCAAATCGACGACAACAGCAATAACAATCGGCACGCTTTTAGGGTTGATACAAGCAACTATCAAAACTACACGCAAATCACAGGCGGCAGCACAATCTTTTTAACAACAAACACAAGCGCCAACGCTATCAATAGAATGAATTACTCGGCGTGTTCGTGGGCGGATAACAACGCGGCGATTGTGGTAAATTTTCAAAACAGCGGCATTGATTTGACTGGCACAAAGCTTGCGGCGGCCTTAACTAACGCAAGGCTTGCCAGCACTACAAACCTCTCGCGGGCGAATGGATGCATTAGGAAAGTTGCGTATTGGAGTTATAAGATTCCTAACCAACAACTGGGGTTTGCGCTATGATTATTGCTTTTTATGAATTTCCTAACGAGCAGGCCGCCAAGGAAATGTTTTCGCCGTATGACGAAAGCAACATGGTGGTGGATTATGTAGGCGGCCTTTACAGGCTTAAGTATGGCGTGTCGCCTAATGAGGCCACCATGCAGGATGTTGAGCAAATCGGGGGTTATCATGTTAACATTATGGCGGACAGTTTGCCGCCTGAGGCTGAACAATTTCGCGTCTTTCCCAAAACACCTTCTCGAACTTTTTGGATTGAGGCCGCCAATGATTGAGTTTTTTAACAAGCTGAACTATGACGCAATTATCGCCGCGATTATGGGCAGCATGTTCTTCATGCTAAAAAACGACAAGATGAGCATTTATCGGCGTTTGGCTTATTTGTTCATTGGCGTTTCAGCGTCATACTACACGGCACAGGGCGCTATCTTGTTCTTTAATCTGAATGAAGGGCTTGTTGGTGTGATTGGTTTTGCATCGGGCGTGATGGCAATTCCCTTTGCTGACTTTCTGTTAAACGTGGCTGAAAACCCCATCAAATTCTGGGCGCAGTTTAAGAAAGCCGATAAGGGGGAATGATGCCCCGCAAAATTAACGATGCAGGAATAAACCTTATTAAAGGATTTGAGGAATTAAAGCTTAAGGCCTACAAATGCCCCGCCGGCGTGTGGACGATAGGTTACGGCCATACTAGCGATGTTCAACAGGGCGATGTTATCACTGAAGAACAGGCGTTAGAAATGTTTGAGGATGATTTGCAGGACTTTTCTAGAGCGGTTGAAAAGCTTGTGAAGGTTCCTTTGACTGATAACCAATTTGCGGCTTTGGTTAGCCTGTGTTTTAATATCGGCGTGGAGAATTTCAGGAAGTCAACGCTTTTAGAAATGCTTAATGCAGGCAATTATGCAGCGGTGCCCACGCAGTTGATGCGGTGGGTGTATTCAAAAAGACTTAAACTTGCCGGCCTTGTAAGGCGGCGCAGCGCAGAGGGGAAGCTATGGCAATCTTAGATTTTATTATGAAGCATTGGCGGCCAACGTTGTTTGGCTTGTCGATGCTGGCGTGTTTGTTTTTGTTTTATCAAAAAGAGGCTGTGTTGAAAGAAAATAAAGCATTGGAAGCTAAAGTGGTTAGCTTAGAGGAAATGGCAAAACACAATGCCGAAGCCGCAATGACTTTGAAAGTTGTGTATGATGAAAGGCTGAAAGCTTTGGCCCAACAGACTGCTAACAATAATAAGCTGAGGAAGGAAGCCGCAGATGCAAAAACAAAGATTATGCAATACGCAGCGGGCGATGATGGACCTGTTAGTGCCATTCTGCGTGATAGCCTTAGCAGGATGCAGCAGCAACACAATTAAGCAGGTGAATGTTACTTGTCCTGCACCGTGTGAAGGGGGGCTGTGCCAGATTGACAGGGCTTCTCCACCACCATCAGGCAATTATACGCAGCGTGATGTTGCTCTGTGGCTAGAGGGTAGTTTGTGGCCTGCGTACCAGCAGTGCATTGCGGTTCTGGATAGTATGCAGGGCCAGCCATAACAAAGCATCCACTGGCATAGGTGCCGTAAACTAGTTTAACGCTGGAATGGCTTGGATTTAGCATTGTAAGCGTTCCAATTATCGAGGGCCGATTCTCTGCATTCGTAGTATTCTTTTTGGCTTGGCGCGAATTGTGCGGCTGCGCGCCATGCTTCATAGGCTTCCTTGCGTTTGTTTTGCGCTTCGGCCCTGATGGCAATTTCCTTGGCTTTCTTAAACTCAGACTCTTTGAAGGTTAGCGGCGTTGTCATGTCCTCTCCTATAGGTCAATCATAGCTTCATGGAGTTGGTTGATTGGAATAAGAATGCTTTTGCCTTTTTTATCATCGCCAGAGGCGACAACATGTCCAGCATTATAAAACTTTTTAGCAAGTGCTTTTAGTTTTTCGGTTGGAAATACAAAACACGCTAACAGTTCGTTGCTTGAATTGTATATCGCCTGCACCCAAAACTCTGCTGGCGTAGTGGCAATGCCGCTTGGCATTCCGTTCCATTGGTATTCTATGGCAATGTTGCCAGATTTGGCCCATTTTGATTGTTCTCTCTTAACTTCAACGCGCTGATTTTTAAGAATGTCAGTAAAAGCATTTTCAGCGATTTCGCCTAATCGCAAATCAAGGTCGAATGACCTATCTTTTGATTTGAGGTCGTTCACGTCATTACGCTGCCTGCACAATACAATCACGAAACGGCCTCATTTTCAAGATTTGCCGCGTCTTTTGCCATTAGTTTTTGCATGTGCTAAAGTGTTTCATCTTGCCCTCTGCATTTTGTTCTTTGTTCAGCCAATTCATGCAGGCCAAGTTTTTGCATCAATCTCACGCAACATTCTTGGTAGTCGTCATATTGTTCTTTGCTTTCACGCGCAGAGCAATCTCCGATGCAGTGGTGTGTGTCTGTGTTATTCATTTCCTGCAACCTCCGGAATCGGCGTGTCCGTCCCGTAATTCTTTCCTTTGCTGTTGCCACCTTCGCCAATTCCGTGGCCATATCCGCTGCCGTCGCCAACGCCCCAACCTTCGCCGCTTCCGCTGCCGCCACCGCTACCGTATCCACTGCCGTAGCCTCTGCCGTAGCCTCTGCCTCTGTCGTCCCCGCCGCCCGCGCCGCTGCCTCTGCCGCTGCCGCTGCCGTCGCCCTGGCTGGGGCCGTCACCATTATGCCTAATCTTCAATAAATCTAACATAGGATTCCTCCGCAATTTTAGTCGTG